GCAGGTGCGCTGCCAGCCGGGACTAGTAGACAACCGAAAGTCCCTGAATCACACAGAAAGGAAAATGCCTTTATGAAGAAATGCTGCAAGAATGTAAATATTTTAGCAGATGATTTTATTGAAGATCCAATTTATGAAGCACTTGACGAAAAATGGAAACGGCCAGATGTGGCAAAGTATCTGCATGGTCGCACAAGTTCAATGAGTTTGCAGGCTATGAAACGATTACTTCGAGACACAGACGAAAGAGATCTCATGGTATCCGGTCTGATCCGTACAGTGGCAGAAAGTCTCAGATATGAAATCCAGAACAGAGAGTTGAAAGTAGAACCTATTCAGTATGGTTGGCGGCGAGATGGAATAAACGGAAAGTTTCGAGAAATCGGAGTGGAGAGTGTAAAACAGCTTATTCTTGACGAAATAGCCAGCGAAGGACTGGATGAACTCTGGAGAAGAAAACTGGGCTATCATCAATATGCAAGTATCAAAGGAAAAGGACAACTCGGAGGCAAAAGAGCAATAGAGCATCAGATCAGAAAGAAATATGCTCAATCTCGGTATGCCTGGAAGGGCGATGTAAGGAAATGCTATCCATCGGTTGATACCCGTAAATTGAAACGTATGTTGGAACACGATGTGAAGAACGAAGTCCTTCTGTATCTTGTGTTCTTTCTGATAGGGACATACAAACAGGGACTTAATATCGGCTCCGGTTTATCACAGTTTCTGTGCAATTATTACCTGTCTAAAGCCTATGTGTATGTACTTAGCCTACATAAGACCAGAAAGCACCGAGATGGTACGACTGAAAGCAAGAGACTTGTATTTTTCTGTATATTCTATATGGACGACATCCTGCTCATAGGAGCCCGGGAAGCTGATGTTAAGAGGGCGGCTCGGGCGTTAGAAAAGTACCTGTTGAAAGAGTACGGACTCACAATAAAACCGGATGCAGACCTATTCCCGATTGATTATCGCATTAAAACCGGAAATAAATATGAGAATTACAGAGAAAAAGATAAGGCAGAAAGGCGCGGAAAACCGATAGATATGATGGGTTATGTGATTTACAGGGACCACACAGAAATCAGAAGCAAGATCTTTCTGCGGGCAAGGAGAGCTTATTCAGTAGCTTGGTACTGCATGAAGAATAGAGTTGAAATCCCTCTGGAGATTGCTTATAAATGTACCAGTTACTATGGATGGTTTAAACATACCGATTCCAAATACGTCAAAGATAAATATAACATTGATGCTGTTTGCGCAGCTGCAAAAAGGAGGATCAGCAAGCATGCAAAAAGCGAAATATATGGAACGTCAGCCAGAAGTGCGCTGGCAGCCTGTTAATAATGGCATGGTGGATGTTACGCTGTGCTTGAATGAGCAGAAAGTGACGATTGAACAGGGACAGATGGAAGGCTCGGCAGAGCAGATGATGTATGAATATGACTATCATCAGTTCAGAGAATCTATTGACAAAATTAATGAAGAAGCAGTGAGAGTATCTCCTACAAAGTATATGTCCTATGTTCCAGAAAGCGAAAAAAGCTTAGAAGAGAAATTAGAGGAACTGCAGGCTTCGAACGAAATGCTTACAAGTTGCGTTCTTGAGATGTCAGAACTGGTATATCAGTAATGATGAAACTATTAAGTAACTTTATTATATTATTACAGAATGATGGAGGAAAAGAAATGATTGCAATGTTATGGGCACAGCAGATTATGCTTGGAAAGAAAACTTATGCAGAGGTACCGAGACTTCTGAAAGCAAAGGTAAAAGAAATCCTGGAAGATTCCGGAATGGGAGAACTGGCAAAGGAAGAATGACGAAACTACAGATAATAAGTAAACAATGGTCATTGATTTATGATCTTCTGCTACTTAATAAGGGGGCGAGTGAAAGAACCCTTGATGAGATTGAACGGGATATGGATACATTGGAATTTCATTGTAGAAAGTATGCCGACGCAGATGATGAAGAATTGATGGCATGAAAAGGGCCTGAGCAGGCTCTTTTTTTAATGGAGGTAAAACTATGTATAGCCAAAGAAGCCCGCCGTAAGAGCAATATAGAAGCTTTGGAAATTAAATACGGAGGTATTGGAATGACGTTAAAAGAGATTTTGGAAGCTGGTGGGGGAATCCTTTTTGTTGTTCTTACATTAGTACAGGTAGCGCCAATTAAGGTAAATCCTTGGACAGTATTGGGACGATCAATTGGTCGCGTACTGAACAAAGAAGTCATGGACAAAATCGAGGAGGGAAACGCTAAGAATGCACGTTACAGAATTATTCGATTTAATGATGAGGTTAAGCATGATGTAAAACATACAGAGGAGCATTTTGACCAGATTATTGAAGATATTGATACTTATGAAAATTATTGTAGCGATCATCCTCACTTTCCAAATGGAAAAGCAGTTCATTCGATTTCGAATATCAGGAAGATTTATGATAAATGTAGTGATGAACATTCTTTTCTGTAAACACTGGAGGCGGCAGGTAAAATGAAAAAAAGATTAAAAAAGATAGTTTCGGCGATAAAGAAAGTCGGAACATTGAACCTAGTGCTGATGTTTGTCGGCGCTTTTTTTATATGGTTCAACTGGCAGATGATTTTGCTGTACAGACAGTGTGATAGCATGCCGGAAACATATGCCTGTGCAGTTGTGGCAGCAACCATTGGAGAGTGTGGCATATGCGGCTGGATCCGGACAAACAAAGACAAACAGCAAGATCGGAAATGGGAAAAAGAGGACAGGAAGAAACAGGAACAAAACGACGCCAATATGGCAGAAAATGAGGAGGATTGAGAAAATGAAATTTAAAGAAGCATTTGAAGAGATGAAATCAGGAATTCCAGTAAAACTCCCGTCATGGGCTGGCTATTGGTGGTGGGATGAAGAATCCCAGACAATCCTTATGTACACAAAAGACGGTGACTGTCTGGATATAAGAGAAACACAGAATGTGGAGTATACGCTTCAGAATATTCTTTCCGATGAGTGGGTTTATGCGGATAGTCGGAACTGCCCGATTCTTGGCGGAGAAGCAACATTCTCTTTTGGAGAAGCAATTAAGTACCTGAAAAGAGGCATGAAAGTAGCAAGAAAAGGATGGAATGGAAAGAAGCAGTACATTCAGCTTGCAAGCGGAATCTCTTATAAATCGCCTACCGGAGATATCGTGAACTGTGAACATGACGCAATCGGCAACATGGCAGTAGCTTTTGTCGGAACTTCTGGTGTACAGATGGGATGGCTAGCGTCACAGGCAGATATGCTTGCTGAAGACTGGGTATTTGCATAAGAAGAGGAGGATAAATTTATGACATTAGAATATTTTTTACTGTTACTTATGATTGTATCAATCTTTACCGGCTTAGTGACTGAAGGTATTAAGAAGTTGCTTGAAGAGTCAAAAAAAACCTACAAGGCAAATTTCCTTGCAGGAGGGGTGGCTGTAGCTTTATCTCTGCTTGTTGGAGTTGGGTACATTATTTTGATGGAGGCGCAGATTAATAGCAAAATGGCAGTATATCTTATTGCGTTAGTACTTTTGTCCTGGCTGTCTGCAATGGTTGGATACGACAAGGTCATTCAGTCACTTGGGCAAATTAAACTCCCGAATAAAAATGAGTAGTTAGGAGCCTGTTTTAAGGCTCCTTTTTTGCGAGGTGGACTTATGGATAAGCAAAATATAACTGTGTTGAGAAAAATACTGTACGCAGTGGAATCCGGAGATCAGGTATATGGTAAGCAGGATTATTCCTGCTTTGCCGGGGTCGGAGCGAACTGTAGCAATGAAAAAGCTATTACGATCGGTGCGGGCCAGTGGTACGCAGGAGAAGCAAAAGAACTGTTATACCGGATTCAGAGAGCAAACCCGAAGCTATTCAAAGACATGGATAATGCAGGCATGGAAAAAGACCTGCTGATGAAGAGCTGGGATACATACGCCGTAACAGCAGAATCTGCGAAAGGAAAATGTATCGTAGACATTATCAGCACTGACTTGGGGAAGGAATGCCAGGATCAGTACATGGAAGACCAGATACAAGCGTATATTCCGATCATTGAAAAAGCATATGGAACCATGCCAGATAGTGCCATGATGGAATGCATCAATATCCTGCATCAGGGTGGCTTTGACGCATTGAAAAGAATCTTGTCTAAAACTCCGGAACCGTACACTGCAGACAAGATTTATGCAACGTTATGTAAGGATCCGGCAGACTCGACGCCGAACCAGGTAGGAGATTACACAGACAGACAGAAAGCGGTAATCAGCATGATTAAGAATTATGCTGTGACTGCGGAAAGAAAGGAAGATGCAGCAATGACAAAAACAGAAAAAGCAATAAGGCAGATGGAGACATGGGCGAAAGATGATTCTCACGGCTACGATCAGGACTACCGCTGGGGAGAAAAAGGAGATTACGACTGTTCCTCCGCTGTAATTCAGGCATGGCAGAACGCCGGAGTTCCAGTTAAGTCTGGTGGCGCTACATACACAGGAGATATGAAGAACGTATTCCTGAAAAATGGATTTGTAGACGTAACGAGCAAAGTTAACGTAGCAACCGGATCTGGTCTGCTCAGAGGAGATGTGCTGCTGAATGAAGCGCATCATGTAGCCATGTACTGTGGAAATGGTAAAGAGGTAGAAGCCAGCATCAACGAGAAAGGTACCGCTCATGGCGGTAAACCGGGAGACCAGACTGGTAAGGAGTTTCTGATCCGGAGCTATCGGAATTATCCTTGGAATTGTGTGCTCAGGTATAGAGGGAATATTTTCTCCGCTTCTGACACAGAAAAGAAGCAGAACGCAGTAGCCTATGTAGCGAGATTCACAAAGGATTGCAAATGCTACAGTGCAGCCGGCAAGACTCAGGCGAAAATGTTCCCGGTGATTAAAAAGAATGCGGTTGTAGATGTGATGAAATACACCGAAACCGTAAATGGTAAAAAGTGGTATTTTATCCGGATTCCACATCCGACAGAAGGATTCGTAAGAGAATTTGTTCCGGCCGGATATTTCAAGAAGTTGATTTAAAAAAGACGGCGCCTTCTAAAATCACATTAAAATATATCACTTCAAAAGGAACTCTATAAAGATGGAGTTCCTTTTGAATAAACCGCTAATTATATTTTATAATATTATTCCTCCCCTATCTTTTCTTCATATTTTTTTATGAGCCATTCCGGGACCGGTTCGTCTCCGTCGTCACCCCTGTATTTGATCGGGTCAATATTGTTTGTGAAACACCATTCCCAGCTGTTATAATCGTCGCCGTCTTTTGATACGATGTAGAATATATCATATTCGCCATCCACAAATGCTATCGTATCTGTTGTATTCATTGTGTACAGCATGATATACATGTTTCTCCTGTATGCGTACGCCATTTCTAGCGGCGAATCTTCACCGCCCAGAAATTCCATGAACATTTCAACGTCGGAAGATTCTTTCGACAATTTGTTATAATAATCGTAGACTTTTTCATCCCATCCGTCCGGGAAAAGCTTACGATCTTTTATTTTCTCGTTATCTTCTTTAGCCATTTTGTAAATGGTTTCAAGCTTCACTCTTTTAATCATTTTCTTACCTCCTCTTGTTCCATTTCGAGCCAAATTTCACACTGCTCGCCGTCTTCCTCGTAGCTGACAACTTCGCCAGCTTCCAGGCGTTCTCGCCAGTTCTCCGGGTAGTTTTCCGGGATGTAAATACAGTTTCCCGGAAAGAGCTGGTTGTTGCGTTTCTCGTTGACTAAATATTCCATTTTTTCCTCCTTGACTTGTAAGTTTTCAGCAGTTTTATTTTGAATCTTCTAAGACAGCTCGCTCTAACAGCTGTCTCACATAATCCGGACATTTGCTTTTTCCGGATTCCCAGTTTTCGAGCGTTCTAATCGGTATGTTGTACCTCCTTGAGAATTCTGCTCGGGATATCTTTAAGTGTTCACGCATTTCCATGGTGGACATATTTTCTTTTTGCTTCAGATCATCTTCCATAGATCCTTTTGTTTTGTAAGACATGAATCCTACCGCGGATGGGAAAATACGGGTGTAAGTGGTTTTGTTTTCGTCAATCCATTTAATACTCACATATACTTTTGCACATAAATATGGCCATTCCGGACTTAATATAGTACCGTCCGCATATACACAAACATCGCATTCTTCAGCGATAGAATTATCATATATGATACGATCGACTTCTTCTTTAAAGAATTTCGCACGGCAATAGGCCACGATGTCGTCTAACTGGTATCCGTCGCATTCAGGTATAAAACTTTTGATCTGTTTTCGCTTGATCTCCCATAGATTCGTGCTATAATCTTTATCCATTTTAACGAGGCTGTCGACAAACCCACCGACAGGAGAGGGATTTAAGATTTTGTAAGCTACATCAAGTTCGGCTTCAGATTTTCCGCAGCCTTTCTTGAAATCATGCATTAATTCATCCATCATGGATTCAAATTCAGATTGATTATATTTATACATACATTTCGCCCCCCTTCTATCAATGTTCTTTGACATATTTATGTATACGCTCATATAAATTCATTTCATTTCGGTTCGCCATTAATTCGCTCAAATCGTTTGAATCATAATTTGTAGAATATACGGCATAACTGTGATTTTCGATAAACCATGAAGCTTCTTTGATGTTGCTAAGAATCTCCATATCTTTAGCTCTTTTTTCTGCGCGAGCAGGTCTGTCTTCGGCTTCGTATTTTCTAACGAGAGCAGATAAATATGAAATCATGTTTTTTCTTATATCTTCAGCCCATGCAATCTGTTTTGGACTTCCGACGAGTTCAACTAATTTTTGTTCCATTGTTTTCGCTTCCTCCCATGCTTTCTTAAGACCGGAGGAAATTGTCATTGCAGATTTCTTGACCAGTTCCCATGCTCTTTTCATAATGTTTGATAAGTTATATTTCTTCATCTTGCTTTCCTCCGTTCCTTTGATGATTACATAATACCACCAATTCGGTGGTATGTCAAGAAGAAACGCAATTAAATTAATGCTAGTGTACGAGTGCTCGACTTTAAATTACTCTTATCTGGGATATAGCCAGTACCGTTTCCTCTACTCATTCGCCTCTCCTTTTCCCAATGTTGCCATTAAGAGGTTCGTAGCAAAACCTTCTATTGCGTCAATATAATCCACATCTTCATCCTCCCATTCACAGTTGGGATATCTTTCCCGGAATCTATCAACTATATTCAACACAGTTTTATATGCTGCTTGATCGGCTCCGTATTGGTCATCTAAATCTTTAAACCATGGATGGATTTTACTTTCTTGCAAAAGTGTGTCATATACGAATGACACTTCTATGATATCTGTTCTCCTGACGGACTCTTCTAATAAATTCAGAACATATTCTGGTGGAGTTCGAACTCCTGCTTCCCATGACTCGAGCGTTCTAATCGGTATGTTGTATCTCCTCGAGAACTCCGCTCTGGAGACTCCTATGTAATTTCTCATTTCTGTAATGTTCATAATTGTTACCTCCTTCATAATGGAATAATACCACACAATGCGTGGCGTAGTCAATGATAATTCCTTCCATATATTACCGCTATATTTTACACAATTGTTATGATAACCTATATAAGCTTCGCATGTTAGATTTCTTACACAAATTCGATAGGATATAGCCAAAAACGATATAATCTAACAAATTCCGTCGTGTATTACCATAAAGTGGTAATTTATAACGGAAGGAGCAATGGCATGATAAAAATTTTGCTATCGAAAAAACTCGGGGAATTAAGACTTACTCAGGCGGATCTGGCAAGGGCAACAGGAATACGTCCTAACACTATCAACGAGTTGTACCACGAGCTCACGGAAAGGGTAAACCTTGAGCACCTTGATCTAATATGCGAAGCGCTAAACTGTGAACTAGACGAATTGATCATTAGGGTGCCGAATAAAGAAACGTCAGTTGCCCATACACGCCAGGGAACCCTGAAACCCAACAAAAAGATGTAGCCGCTGCAACGATTACATCTTATTAAAGAGGGGAATGTTATATCCCCCTCTTTAATCCACTTCTTTTAAATTATATTCTAACGAATCGTACAAATAATCTATATCAAATCCCATATCTTTGTAACCTTGCAATACAGTTTCAATATAATGGTTAGATGGCTTTCCTATCGTGGCTGAATCAGGCAACAGATATATCATAGCCTTCTTTCTTGTGCCGTTTTTTAATTGTACAAATACATTTCTCTTTTTATAAAATCTCGGATATCCCTCGTACAGATCAAGAGCCTTCTCATTTTTGCTATCGATATTCCAAACAGCAACAGGAACCCTACTTCCTTTTTGCCTTTTGACGGTTGCATAAGATCCTGTGTGGCTTCCTCTGTAAAGTAATTTCCAATTTATCAGATATCCGGTAAATGCGACCGTTGCTCCAGGACAGCGGTATGACATTTGCTGCACGTTAAGATTGCTTCCGTATGCTACATATAAACTCATGGCGTTCCCTTTCTCCCCGTAAAGCCGTTAGGTCAGCTGATTTATGATTAAGCTGCATGTTCTGCATTTGCATTCTCACGAAGCTGTTTCATCATGTGAAGTCTACATGTTTTGAACTCATCACCATAAAGTCCAAGTCTGTTTGTGAGGATATTATACATTAAAGTGACTTTTTTCTTTGCTGTGTATCCGTTCATGGTTCTAAATACGACTTTATCATCAGATTCGATGGACCATGCAGAGAGTGCTAAACAAAACTGTACATATGCTTTGATCTTTCCTGCGTGAAGAGTGCTGTTGAAAAGTCTGAATTCGACAGTTCCTTTCTGAAAGAAACTATGAAGATTCAATGCGTGGTATCTTGTAGGGTTATAATGCTGATGATTGATTCCGCCACAGTATCCATCGTTTACTGGGCTGTACCAAATTTTCTCAACGGAATCGGTTGTGATGTTTTTGTCCTTTTTCATGGTATCAAGTAAATCCTTGCAAACTGGCCGGCACCAATGATATTTTCTGTCACCTACTGCAAGCGCATCGTAAATGATTTCCTGTCGGCTATACATGAAATTTACCAGACGGCGAAGAGAAGTTGCGGTATGGTTCGCTCCGTCTACATGAATATGGATTCCGCATGAACTATGAGGGACTCCACCGATTTCTCTGAATTTACGAATGATTGCCTGCAATGTATCAAGATCTTCGTATTTAAGAACCGGTGTTACGAATTCAACTCTGTATTCGTCCATGTTCTCGGTTCCAACTTTACGAATTGGATTGATTGAGCTGTCTCGCATTACCTTCCATTTTCTTCCCTGTGAATCCTGAATTGTTCTTGTCTGGTAGCAAGTGTGATCTGGTCTGGAAGCTGTAGTTCCGATGATTTCTGCAACTGCATCAGCGGCTATCTTTCTTGAAATACCTGTAAATTCAACCTCAACACCGTAGTTCTGTTTCTTTAAAAGTTCTGACATATCATTTTCCTCCTATTATCTCTCAAACCTCGCACCGTCTATGCGAATGTTTGTTCTGCTGTTTATGTTTGTATATTACCATATGTACCGCATATGTCAATAGTTTATTGAAGAAAATCTCTAAAATAATGAAGAAAAATGTTGACAAAATGAAGATATAGTGATAAACTATAATTGTAGCAAGGAGATAGCAGGAAAGGAGTTAGAGAAATGGAAAAAGACATAATGACTACATTAGAATTTAAAACCGTTATGGAAATGGTCGTGTTGATCATCGAGAACAGTAAAAATAAAGAAGAGGCACTTGAAAAAATCAAGAACCTCTCCATTTTAAAAGAAAATAATTAAGAACTAAGCGAATAGACACCGAGCGGACTCCGAAACTTCCTGCTTCCGCTCGGTACCTAAGAAAATAATAGCAGGAAGAAAAAAATAAGTCAACAGAAAGTTGGTGTATTATGATATCGTACAATCCGCTTTGGCACACGCTTCTTGATAGAGGTATGAATAAGGGAGATCTAAAAGACGCAACCGGATTAAGCTATGGGACTATGGCTTCTATGGGAAAGAACGAGCCAGTCAATCTGAAACAGATAGATAGAATATGTAAAGCTCTTAATTGCGGCATCAGTGATGTGATAGAGTATATACCTGATTAACATCACTGCAATAAATAATACGATTTATTCCCGTGATGTTAGAGTGATGTTTGGAACTATTGCAAATAATAATACAACGTGGTATATTTAATAAAAGTCCGCCTCTCTTATTTTATTTAATACATGATAACACGAAAAAGCGGCCTAGTGTTATTGAGTTTGAGTAGCGGACTAAATTGCGAAAAAGCCCATAAATAAAGGTTTTGCGGGATGTCTGGATGTTCCGGTGGAGTGCAAATGGAGTTAAAAAATCTTTTTTTTCTTTGTTTTCTTTCCGGAGTTATCTGAGATTTTCGCAAAAGTAACTATGCTCAGAAAATATAATTAGTGTGAATATGAAGAACAGTTTGTTTTGATGGAAATATTTTCCGTCAGGGCAGACTGTTTTTTTATACCCTTTTTCAATGATATTAACTCCATGGTTCAGCGATAACACATATGGAAACTGTAAAATTAAAATAATTTGCTAAATTTCGGAAAATGATGTCCGATTTTGCATTTGCCAGTACAGAGTATATGAAGAGATAAATATTCAAAACACAGGAGGTACTGATTATGCAGAACAAATTATTTTTAAAGGCAGCCGATATATGTGAACTTCTGGAGGTAAAACAGACATCGGCTTATGAGATCATTGGCAATCTGAATAAGGAGCTGGAAGAACAGGGATATTTGACGCTTAGAGGAAAAGTTCCGACAAAGTATTTTGTGAAGCGTTTCTACGGAGTGGAAGATACTTGTGAGATTCCACAGGAAGAGGGAAAGGAATGGTTTCATGCGTAAGAGAAAAATGTATTTATCAGTGGAAGACATTGCAGAACTCTTTGGATTATCAGTTTCGTTTGCTTACCGGGTGGTGGAAAGAATGAATGCC